ATAATTATATATATGTTTCTGGGGTATCTACTGGGGATTCCACCACTTTATATCGTATTTCGAAAGAAGATTTTTCCTATACCTCAAAAAATTTCACTGCAGTTGATAAAATTTATAAATTAGAAACAGACGCAAATGATAATTATATTTATATGGGAGATGCCACAGGATTAAGAAGATTTCCAAAAAATGATCCTGACAAATTTGATGACGCTTATGTAGAGTCTTGTAATAGTGGCTCTACATATGGGTCAACCCTTAAAATTAACCTTACTCCCAACCGCATAATTTATGCTACCGCAACTAATACAATAAAGGTCATAGAACGTGGTTCTTTCACCGTGGAAAAAACTATCACTCTTGGTAGCACTGACGTTATTAGCCCTACGTCTTTAAGAGCTGTTTCTGACCACCAAGCTTGTGCAATGGGTCGGAGACGTCCAAATGGTGTGGGAATTTATCATGCAGACTTATGCACTATCAACCTCAATAATGAAAATATATGGTGGTTCAATGATAGTGGTGAACCTTATTTTGATGATACGTCTATATGTTGGGATGCTAGTGAGAATAGTAATATTACAATGTCAAAAAATCCAAATCCCGCATATAATGACTGGGTGCATATAACATCAGACAATATTTCTAGTAATTATAAAAAAATCACCACCTTTAATTCTGATAGTTTAGTTGTATACGAACAATCGGATTGTTCTTGGTTTTCTTATTTTTATGGTTGGAGTAACTTTTATGGAATATTTTTTGGTAAATACGCTAATTATGATGAATACCCTACAACTGCTCAAGATGAAATAATACAATATGATTCTTATTTTGATTATATAAGAACAATTACTCTACCTTATAATATATATCAACAAACTTCTCTGTATTTATCCGCTGGAGGTTCTGCTGAAACCCCTTTCATAGTTTTTTCAGTGGATGGGGAACAAATAGATATAAATAGTCCAATAAGGTTAGTATTATCAGCAGACAAAGAAGATACTAAAGTGTATTATAGGTGTTTGGACGCTAATAATAATTATATTGATGGCAAATATTATATTAGTGTAGGCACTAATATAAAAGAGGTGAAATTATCTCCCACATCTGAGCATTTTTCTGTGGAATTAGCTTTTCCAATTCAGAAGTTTGAACTTATTATGTCAGAAGAAGGGACAAATGGTAATATCTATATAGCAACAATTAGGGCAAGAACAAAAATACCTATGCCTTATAATTTTGAAAGTATTGCTATCGAGGCAAACGATATCACTTCAGGAGCAATTTCAATTTCTTCTATTAAAGTTGAAGATGGCAACGACGACTTCTATAGGTATTCCGGAATTCCTGTTGAATTTATAGAATATTCAGAAACAGGAGACATGAATTTTAGAGGAATGAGCAGGGTAAAAGCCTGTAATCCTTTTGCTTTTACTCCCGGAACTTATAACACAATCTATGCTTGTAAGTTTATATATGATGCCCAAGTTGCTTTTTATAATCTTTATAACCGATGGGCTCCAGCAATTCCTGTATATCTTAGAAATTTAATAGAAAACTGGATATATGGTACTCCGAGAACATGGAATTGGCTTGGAAAAACTCGAGCGGATAATCAATATAAAGCCCTGTTAAATATAGCTGACCATCACTATTTTAACAGGTACACAATATCCACAAATGAAATAGCCTATTGCCGAAGCATTTTAAATCTTTGGACTAATTATTTATATTTTTGGATAAAACAATACAATACCTTACCCTCAAATTTTAATGGTGCTACCGCAACTGCAACCTTTGAATCCCCAGAACTTTATGCAATGGTTGGTAGAGCAATGCTTCTAAAGTATTTGCTTTATTATGATTCAAAATGCAAATATATTTATGAGTGGTGCTATAATAAGATGATGGGTTTACAGCAAGTTAATGGAAGTTATATCTCTAATGATGGTTCCACCTACGCAGAGCATCAAGCGGAAGTTTTAACTTTCTTAGCAGAGTTACTAGGTTATTTTGATGAATACAGGTATATTGCAGGCATGTCTACATTCGAATATACACCAAACAAGGTCTATACAGCCAGCATAGAATTTAGGACGGAAATTTTTGAATCTTTTTCTGGTAAAGAACAAAGAGTCTCAAAAACACAATACCCTATTAGACGCTGGAGACTTAAATTTGATAAAAATAATCCAGAGTTGGTCAATATTAGAGCCTTTTTTAACAGTATAAAAGGCAGATATTCCACATTTAACTGGGTTTGGACAGCTGCAATGGGTGGTGATGGTCATACATATGTTTGTCGTCTTGTTGAAGACAACATGGTATCAAATATGCAGCACATGGGTTTTGGTAGTTTTGAATTTGTATTTGAAGCTATAGACACCAATGCTTATTCCGTTCTGACCAGTTTATCAGAAGCCCACAATATAGAATATGAACACAAAGAAATGCGAAAAACCGCTATAGACAAAGAAATAGTGGCAAATAGAGCAATAAGTGTTCAGTGGCAGTCTTCGAAAAAACGTTGGAATCTTGTTTTCGAGAAAGATGAAACTTCAAGAAAATGGCTCGAAAATTTCTTTATCTCTCAAAAAGGTAAGTACAAAGAATGGCAATTCATTTGGGACGTAGACCTTGGCGGTGACGGAGTTACCTATAATGTAAGATTTGATGTGGATTCTATAGACTTTGATGTATTTCGTTTAGGTTTTGGAAAATTCCAAGTACCAATAGTGGAGACAATGTAATGAGTAAAGGTCTTAGCACCAATTTACAAACAGCTTCTGAAGCAGAACAAAATCAATTCAGAATGCTTGTTACTATATATTTGGACGACCAGACAATATTTTTATGTGCAAATGACACTGGAAATATTGTTTTTCCTGCTTCTGGGGGTAATACCTATGACGCTGTAAATATAGAACGTACAGAAATAAAGACCACTTTAATAGGGCAATCAGCTGAAGAGAGAGTTACAATAACTCTCTCAGACGTTGATGCCGCAATCGCTTCCTATGTTGCCATATATGGCAACACTTTTCATAATAGACGTTGTGTAATTCAAGAAGTGGATTTAGATTATTTAACTAATCCAGAAGACGTGATTACAATTTTTGACGGTGTTGTGGATAAACTAAGATTCACAGTGGGCACGTATCAAATAGACGTTGTTAGGCAGCTTAATAGCTACACCCAAATAATACCCTATATGACTTATGCTCCTATGTGCCAATGGAAAAAATTCAAAGACGAAAAATGTGGCTATGTGGGGGCAGCAACCACCTGTGATAGAACACTAGCACAATGTCAGGGATACGAGAATGAGGAAAACTTTGGAGGACACCCGTCTATACCTGACCAGATGGTAATTCGCTAGCAATAACAAGGATTTTCGGAGCTCATGAATAATTTTTATGATAAATATTTAGGAACAAAATTTAAACACCAAGACGAAGAGGGCAATTATTTAGGTTGCCTTTTACCTATATATTTACTGTATCCCAAAAGTTTTAGATTTAAACCCTCTGAAAAATATTTAAATGAGGTATATATATTTAAAAATATTTCAAAAGAATTTACAAGAGTTGATTATCCTTCAAATTTTGGGGACGTGGTGATTACTAAAAACTTTGGTAATTTTCATTTTTTTGTGTTTGTAGACTCAAAACACTACGCCCATATCTCTGAAGACAGAGATTTACAATATATGGACATAAGGGTTATTAAAAACAAAGTAATTGGTGTTTATCGCCATAAATCACAATTATAATATAGAAAGGTTTACTAAATGGCTGTCGTTGGAGCATTCTTAATTGGTCTTGGAACGGCTATGTCCGGAGGCATATTAACAGGATTTGCAGCAGGAGTCCTTGGAGCAATAGGTGTAGCATCTACCTTATGGTCAATAGCTTCATCTTTTTTTGGAGCTTCTGCTGCTAAAAATGGGATAAGTGGGGACATATCTGTAGCAGATACTTTAGCAAGCCCATCCTATTCTTTTGGTAAGTTAATCACCCAAACAAATTCCAGCCTTACAATACCTGTAATATATGGTAACTTTAAAGCTGCTGGAAATGTAGTATATCAAACAGGAAGTACTGTTTTAGACCGCCTTACTTCCTTTTGTTTTGGAGAAATATCTGGGTTCTCGGACATCAGACTTAATGATAACCCTATTGAAAGTGTCACAGGGGCAACTTATACTGCTTACACAGGAAATGGCATTCAAACAATAGACAGTAGGGTTCCAGGAGCCACAAATGCTGAAAGAGCAGCCCTTGTGGGGGGTTTAAAGCATGAAGCATACCTTGCCACCACAGTAACTGCAAATGAGCAAATTAATAGTGATTTTAATATAACTGCTCTTGTAGCTGGAAAACTCGTAAACGTATATGACCAAAGACTTATTGACGAGTCTGGAGACCTTATACTATTTGAAGATGGTGATACAATACGCATGGAACAAGGCACTTACATAAAAGAGTGGTCTAATAATCCTGTTTACTGTCTTTTAGACATCTTAACTTCCTATGAAGGTTTAGGCATGAGCACTTCTGCTCTTGACATGGAGTCTTTTATAGAAACTGCGAGATATTGTGATGAAATTATTAGTGGAACTCAAAAAAGATTTACATTAAATATCACACTTGACCAGAAAAAATCAGCCCTTGGTTGGATAGCAGAAGTTTGTAAAGCTTCACAATCTATATTTGGAAAACGTGGGGACAAGTGGTTTTTAATTGCTGATAAAGCTGAAGACACAACAAGCGTCCCAGTATTTACCAAAGACAATATTAATGAACTCGCCTGCTGGTTTTTAGAAATGGATAACACTTATGATATCATTAATGCTAACTACAAAGACGCTGATTATGAATGGACATTTGTGCAGGCTCGTGCAGAAGCGGATGTTTATCTCAGAGACGACTACCCTTTAGTTAATACTTTTGATGTTTTAGGTGTTACAAACTTCAATCAGGCTTCAAGACTCGCTTGGTTCTATCTTAATCAAGCTATTTTAACACCAATGTTTATAAGTTTTAAGACGTCTAAAAAAGGTCTTAATCTAACTGTTGGAGATATATTTGCTGTAGATGACTACTTGCTTGGATTCTCTGGTAAATTCTATAGAGTTTTAGCTCTATCAGAATCACAAAACAACCAAATAGAGGTTACTGCAAGGGAATACAACGCTACTTTATATAGTGACACTGCAGGTAGTGCTGACCCCACAATTAACTTTCTACAAAATGAATATTCTCATATATTTTTACAAGATTATTCTGGGTGGATTCTTCAAGAAGGTTCATCGGAGGACTATATTATTTTATAAGGAGCTGAAAATGGAACAGTATGCGTCTTATGCCGCCGTCATTATTGCGGTAGTTGGTTTTTGCATTCAATTTGGGATGTTTGTCCGTCCAGTAGAACTGGAGAAAAAACACCGAGAGATTTTAGAAGAATCTTATAAAAAATTTGCTTCTATTGATGCTTTAAATGGTCTAAAGTCTGAA